CAACGCCTCGCCACCGAAGCCGGATACTCCCTCCCCGCCGTCCGCGCCTTCGAACAAGGGCGCCGCTCGCTGGACCGGCCGGCCGTCATCATCGCCTTCACCCAGGCACTCGACTGCCACCCCGCCGAAATCACCGGAGCCCCCTACGTGCCACCCCAAGCCGACCGCGACGGACAAGACGCCGTCGCCTCGGTGGCCGCCGTACGCCGCGCCCTCATGCGCCACGGCAGGCCAGCCCGCCCCACCGAAACCGAAGCCGCCGCCGTCGACCTGCCGGGGCTGCGGTCCCGTGTCGACGAGGCCAACCAGTACCGGCAGGCCGCAGCCCTCACGAAGTCCGGCGCCCTGCTGCCCCCGCTGCTGCGCGACCTCCAGGTCGCCGCCGAGCTGGCCCACGGCGACGAGCGGCGCGGCGTCTACAGCCTGCTGGCCTCCGCGTACGAATGCGCCATGCAGTACCTGTACAAGCTCGGGCACTCCAGCGACGCCACCCTCGCCACCGAGCGCGTCCTGTGGGCCTCACAGGAAACCGGAAACCCACTACGGGTGTTGGCCGCCCGCTGGTACGACGCCGGGGAGTTCCTCACCATCGGCGAGCACGACGAGGCCGGAGCGGTCATCGACGAGGCGCTGTCGGAGCTCTGCGCTATCCACAATCCGGGCCCGGAGGCGGTGTCGTTGCGGGGCGCGTTCCATCTGAAGGCGTCACTGAACCTGGCTCGGGCCACGGACACGAAGGCCGCGGTCCGTCACCTCGGGCACGCAAAGGCGGCAGCCGATGAGCTGGGCACGGACCGTAACGACTGGCAGATGCAGTTCGGTCCGACGAACGTCGCCTTGTGGTCGGTGAGTCTGCCGGTCGAGATGGGCCGCGGCAGGGATGCTGTGGCCCGCGCGGAGAAGGTGCGGTTGCCGGACGGGTATGCGCCGGAGCGGCACTCGCACTTCCACATCGACCGCGGGCGCGCCTTCTTCTACAACGGGCAGCGGGACGAAGCCTTGCGCGCGTTCCTGGACGCGGAGCGGCTGGCCCCGCAGGCGACGCGGATGCATGCGGGTGTGCGGGAGACGGTGGGGACGATGATCCGCACTCAGAAGCGGGGGGATCTGGTGGAGTTGGGTATCCGGCTCGGGGTGGTCTGACCCCGGGAAGGTAATACAGTCTGTAGCACTTCCGTGACCCCTTGGTGTCTAGCGTCGGTTGGCACAGCAGCACAGCCAGCGCACACGCCAGGGGGTCATCGCATGCCAGGTAGCAGCGTCCAGAGGCCGAGCGGAGCCGACGCGCTCGCCTTACTGCCACTCCCCGACGTGGGCAGCCTCAGCGCCCCTCAGGTCCGCGGTAAGTCCTGCGTGTGGTGCGCCGGCGTCCTCGCCTCCGAGGCCGTCGTCGACCTCGGCCCGCGCAGGTTGAAACACCTCGACACGCACACCCAGTGGTTCCCCCGCGCCTGCCGGCCCTGCACCGCAGCGATAGCCCTCAGCACCCTCCACACACACGCACCGAGCTGCGAACAGTGCGTCGACGACGCTGGCCGCTGCGAAACCGGGCGTGGCCTGTACCGACTCGTGAGAGACAACCGGCGATGAAACTCTGCGAGCACTGCCAGAGGCTCATCCAACCAGGCGAGGAACACCGCAGCGTCGGCAAGTTCAGCACATCGGGCGGCGGGGTTACGTTCCACTACCACCTCGCGTGCCTGCTGAAGCGGATAGGCAAGTAGACCCCCGGGGCCCGGTCTCTGCTGATATGCCACCGGGCTGCGGGAAGGGGCGGCCGCCCTACGCCCCCGTAGTGGGGCGGCCGCTCGTCAGCGCACGAGGTCGGAGAGCGGGACGTTGAGCGCGTCGGCGATGAGCAGCAGGTCTTCCAGGTTCGGGACCCGCGTGGCGTACTCCCACCGGTGGATCGTCCGGTGGTCGCGGCCGATGAGCTCACCGAGCTGGAGTTGGGTGAGGCCGGCGTGCAGGCGTGCGGCGCGTAGGCGTGCCCCGATCTCCCGGCGGCGGGCGGGGACCCAGTCGGGCATGGGGTCGAGTGGCACCCGCCCCACGCTCTAGTGATCATGGCTTACTGTCTTTGCCTGGCTGGGCAAATTTAACGATCTTCGTGGAGGGAATGCGTAGACAGCCGCGGCTCCCCTGGTCGGGCGGGCTGATCGTGGCAGCAAGGAGCGGCCGGGTGGGTGTACGTGTCTCCACTCTTCGGCCGTTAGACGCTATGGCTTGGTCAAGGCGTCCCGCCCCGGGGGCATCCGCCCTCGGGGCGGTCTACGTTGGACGCCAGAAGGCCCCCCGCGACATAGACGCGAGGGGCCTTCGCCTGCTGGGCCGGCCTCCCCGCCGGACACCTGCAGGTACACGGGAGGCGCGTCTCAGGCGCGCGTGGGGAGAAGCGCCTGCCCCTCCCGTCCGCGCCACTCTACGTGCGGTTTGAACATAGTCCAGTCCCCCATTTGGGTGAGGGCTGTGAAGCCCTCACTGAGGGGATTGTGGCGTCGATGTGGCGTCGACCACGAAAACAACCCCCCAGCCGATCGGGACTGGGGGGCCGAATTGTGCGCTGACCTGCACACTATCCTGGTGGGCACGGACGGTTTCGAACCGCCGACATCCGCCTTGTAAGAGACCGTAGATGCAGGTCAGGGACTTGCGGGAACCTACGGGAACTTACGGGAAGTTCTCTCACCTGCGAAAACAGGAAGTGCTGAGAAGTTCGACGAACCCACGAGGGGGCTTTGTGGCGCCGATGTGGCGCCGAAGCGGCGTCGCACCTCACGACACCGCCCGCAGATGCCGCCCCGTGACCAGCGCAGACCGCACTTCCTCCACCAACTCCGGGCCCGCATGCTGGTACAGCCACGTCACCCGGCCACCCCGCTCATGCCCCATGATCACCTGAACGTCCTTCTCCGGGACGCCAGCGTCCTTCAGCCGCGTAGCGAAGACGTGCCTCAGATCGTGGACCCTCGGCCAGTACTCCGTACGCCCCGACTCCGGATCCTTCACCAGCCGCGCCAGACCAGCGGCTTTGATCGCAGGGATCCAGTACCGGCGGAAGATCGAACGCCTCAAGGCCCCTTCCAGTTCAGCCTTCACGCCGTCCTTGTTCTTCCTCTGAGAGCCGGACATCGGGCTCCGGAAGATCAGCTCTTCCGGACGCATCCCGTCCTCGATCGTCGACTCTGTCGCCGCCGGCTTCCACTTCTCCACCATCACCTTGACCGCCTCGACCGCGGCTGGCGTGAGCGGCACGGTCCGGAAACCGGCCTGAGTCTTCGGCGCCTGCTTCCGCCGGATCTTCCCGCGGTCGTCGATGAGAACTTCCTTTACCTTCACCGTGGCAGCGTCCAGGTCCACGTTGCACAGGCGCAGCGCCGTGTACTCGCCCCACCGCATGCCGGTCTCCTCGGCGAACACCATCAGCGGGCAGTAGTACTCGGTGAGGTGTTCCCGGATCAGTGCCGCCTGCTCCCGGGTGGGTGGGATCAGGTCGTCGGGGTGCTTGCCCTTCGGCTCCGTGATCTCGATGTCGAGCGTCGGGTTCACCTGAATGCGTCGGTCCCGCATGGCCGCGACCATCATGTGCCGGAACAGCTCCAGCACCTTGCGCTGCGTTTCGCGACCCTTCACCTCGTTCGTGATCCAGTCCTGCACCTGGAGCCACGTAATGGTGTTGAGCTTGCGCTTGCCCCACTTGGGCTGGATGTGGACGTTCCACGAGGTGAGCTTCCGGTTGACGGTGGTGACGGCCTTCTTCTTCACCGTCGGCCACCAGATCTCCCACCAGGCATCGACCGTGATGGACCCGCGCTTGGGGTCCTGGTACGTCCCCTCACGAACCTGGACGCGCACCTTGTCGAGGTGCGCCTGCGCTGCCTTCTGGCTGTCGAATGTGGGCCCGCACGGCTTCCCGTCAGGGTCGCGGTAGCGCGCCTGCCAGCGGCCCGTGCAGTTCTTCCGCGGGTCCCGGCCGGCGTAGCCGTCGCCGGGCGGAAACCTCTTCAGGCATCGCGGGCACCCGCATGTCTTGCTCTCTAGTTGGCGCGGGTTTTTCCCTGCGCTACGCGCCATGCTTGATCACCTGCTCGCTCCTTCGCTGCTGAGGTACACGGGGAAGCAAGTCGATGGCCTCCCCACACCAGCAGACTGCACCCAACTCCGGTTGCTGGACGGCGAGTTCACCCAGAACGGCCCGAACAACGGTGACCCTGTGTGCGTGGCTCAGTGAGCGAGGCAGAGTGATGACGCGCGCGTGACCATCAAAGACGCGCGGCTCGATGTGTGCGGTGAATCGGATGCGGACGCACATGCAGACCCCCGGAATCGCAGGCGGATAGAACCTGTTGCCGAAGGGGGAGGGCATCGGCCGTCGTCCGAACGTACCCCCGCTTGGTGGAATTATCGACCACTGACGAGCATGTTGTTGCCGGAAAATCACGGCGGGTGAGCAAGCCCGTTTCGCATAGACCCGCGAGCGAACCGAAGGGCTGTACGCCGCAGTCAAGGCTTCGCCGGGCGACCCTCGTTGGCCTCGTTCCACTCGTTCAGTGCGCGGAGTTGAGCCTCCTGCGCGTGCTGCTGCTCGGCCGTGAGGCCGCGGATGAGGCTGAAGATCCTCTCCGCAGCATCGGGGCCAAGCTCGCCCGGGGCGGTGCGCTTAGTGGACGCGAAGAGTTCGGCCTCGGAGAACTTCGGGAAGGCTACGGCGAGCGCGCGCAGGCTGGCCGGCCGGGGGATGCGCTTGCGCTTGGCCCAGGTGTTGACGGTGGAGTGGTGGACGCCGATCGCGTCACCGACTTGCTGTTCGGTGACGTCGTACTCCTCGCGAAGTCGCTTGAGGAGCTGAGGGAAGTCCTCGTCGGGGTGGGTCTCTCGGTTCTCCACGAGGCAAGATTCCCGCACCGCTTCTACTTTTTGCAAGCGAAAGTAGAAGCGTGGCGTAAAGATATGCGGCGCGCGACCTACCTGTCACGCGCCGTGTGCGCCGCCATATGACACCGGCATGGAACACGCTGTCGATTCGCGCACCCCCAGCAAGGTTCCTGCAAGTTCTCGGGGGTTCTCGTTGACAGCGACTCGACTTCGACTGTAGAAATGTCGCATCACCCCGAAGTCGGGGAGATCCCAGACACCACCTGGCGCGGGGAACACATGCCGAAACTCAGCCGCAAAGGCGAAGGCAAGCCACTCAGAGAAGCCATGCAGCGAGCGGGCCTCACCGGCCCGGGACTCGCTGAAGCTACGAAGGAAGTGGACCCGACGGGAAAGGGCGTCGCCCCTTCAACCGTCGGACGCATCGCCGGACGCGGCAAGACCGCTGGCAGCACCTGCCAGTTGAAGACCGCCTGGTTCGTCGCCGAGGCACTGCACCGGAGGACGAACGCCCCCCTCCAGGACCTCTTCTTCATGCCCCCACACTCGACTTCGACAATAGAAAGGTCAAGTCCCGATGCAGCGAAAGAAGACTGAACGCCGAGTCCCCCTCCCGGCCGGTCTCGTCCCCCTGCTCAGTCAGCGCGAGATCGAGACGTACTACAGCGTCTCCACCTGGCAGATCGACCAGTGGCGCAAGGCCGGCATGCCCGATGAGCCGTTCGCCGGCCAGGGGCGCCGCTACGACCTGGCGAAGTGCCAGGCGTGGCACGAGGCGAACGCGACGGACGGCCGCGCGTGGTCGACGGCTGATGAGTCGCAGGAGCTGGCCCCGACGGGCTGACCGCTCCCCCGCAAGAAGACGGGGCCGCCTGGACCATGCCCGGTCCCGACGACCCCTCGGCAATGCACCAGATCCCAACGAAGGAGTGCATCACCTTGAGTAATCCTACTGATCTCCCCGGCGCGTCGATCGCCGTGATGACGCTGGCGCAGAAGCCGCAGGCGCGGCCGAAGGCTGTCCCGCCGGTGGAAGCGCTGTATCAGCCGCTGCCGTCCGACGCGTATGCGCCGCCGCTGGACCTCGCGGTGCGTCTTGCGCGGGAGGACTTGGCCGTGCAGCAGGGTGCGAACATTCACGACCGCGAGGCCATGATCCGGGCGGCTGTGACGTTGGAGGTCCGGTTGCGGCTGTTGCTGGCTGCGCTGGACGCGGACGCGGCGGGGGTGCCGGCATGAGTGCCCCTCAGTCGCATGACCCGCTGGTGGTGACCACGAAGGATGGCGTGTCGTGGCTGCGTCGGGCGGTGACGCAGGACGGGCACGGGCTGTACGCGGTGACCGACTCGTGCACGTGCCCCGAGTATCTGATGGCTTCGTTGGCGGAGTTGGCGGAGCACGGGATTGCTGGGTCGGCGCACGCGCTGCCGATGCCGGTCGCGCCGGAGCCTGCTGCGTACCCGCCGGCGTTCCCGTGGGCGGCGCTGATGGACGGCGAGGACCTGTCGGATTTCCTCGACGAACTGGCCGCGTCTGCGATCACGCATGCGAGTAGCGAGGTTGCGCTGGCTGAGGTTGAGGCGACGTGCGGCCGGTGGCGGTTGATCGCGGAGGCGCAGCACGCGCACAACACCGCGCCGGGACCGGGCGTCGAGGCGCCGTACGTCAGCCGCCTGTTGCCGCCGCGTGACGCGGTCTGCGCGCGGCCTGGCTGCGGGCACTCCGGTGCCGAGCATCACCACGGGGACACGAAGTGCTGGGCGCACCTGCCCAAGGGGCACGGCGACCCGATCCGGCTCTGCGTGTGTGAGGGGTTCGTCGCGGGCTCGTCGGTGGAGGTGTCGGCGGACAGGCTGACGCGGCTGCTGGCGCCGTCACAGGTGTTGCGTGAGGACGCGTACGAGTCGCCGCTGCACCACGACTACCGGGTCTCGCACGACCTGCCCGAGCCCGCGCATCCGGTGCCGTGCCGGTTCCCGAAGTCGCCGGGCTGCACCTGCCGTCTGACCGGGTCTGACGTCGAGCCTGCGGGCGGTGGATCGTGATGTATCAGACCCACGACCTCGCCGAGTGGGCGGCGTTTCTGTCGCTCGGTACCGGTCTCACCGCCACCGGTTGGCTGCTGTGGCTGCTGCTGTTCGAGCCGCTGCTGGACTGCGACCTCGACCCGCGCCCGCTGGTGCGCCGCGCGATCGAGTCCGGCCGTGTCGACCCGCTGCTCGTCGTGGTGGCCAACGCGAAGTACGACGTCCGCGCCGCCGCCGACCGTGCCCGGCACGTCCCGCGTGATGCCGCGATCACCACGGCCGCGCTCCTGATGCTCCTCTCCGCTCCTCCGAAGGGCCACCTCCGATGACCGAGACCAATGGGCCCGTGCGCGGCCCGCTGTATGTGGATGCGACGCCGCTGATGGTGACCGCGGATGTCACCCCGCTGGTTCACGCGAACGTTGCTGAACTCCTCGACCTGCTGTCCGGCGAGTTTTACGACGACTTCCGTGAGGTCGCCGAGCAGGAGCCGACCGGCCACGACGGGCACGCGGTAGAGCGTCTCGGGTTCGAGCGGCTGGCGGAGCTGCTGGTGGAGCGCATGTCGACGCGGGTCTCGCTGACCGGGCCGCAGGCGGTTCGGGTCGCGGGCCGGATGCACAAGCTCGGGCTGCCGCTCGCGGAGGCCGAGGCGCAGAAGGCGGCGAACTTGGCGAAGGCCACGGAGGCGCTGCTGCACATGGGGCAGGCGTCGCGTGGCGCGTCGCTGATCAAGCACCCGTCGCACGCGGCGACCCGCCGCCACCTGAAGGCGAACCCGCTGCCGGAGCAGACCGATCGGAGGACGGCATGAGCGCCCGCAATGTGATCGAGCACGCGCTGACCGTCTACTACGACGGCAACGCCGAGATGGTCGGGAAGCTCCTCGCGAACTACGACGCCGAGCGGGCGACCAAGACCAGGGAGGAGGCCAGCGCCCAGGCGCCGACGGCCACTCCCACCGACACCGTCCGCCGCGCCCGCCTCCTCCACGAAATGGACCTCGGCGGCCGGTGGAAGTCCGGCGACGTCGTCCGCTGGTACCAGCGCAACGGCCTCACCGGGCTCGACGTCCGTGCCGCGCGCCACGACCTCGCGACCCTCCGCGACTCCGGCGCCATCACCCAACACGACACCGCCGGCGTGAGGTTCTACACCCGCGCCTCCCGCACCACCCGGAAGGACCGCGCATGAGCGCCGAGATCACCAAAGCCGGGGGCACCCTCGCCATCCGCCCCGACCAAACCAACTGGACCCCCGACCAGCAAGCCGTACTCCAGCAGTCCGGCATCGACAACCAGGTCGCCCCCGCGGAACTCTCCGCGTTCCTCCACCTCTGCCAGCGCACCCGCCTGGACCCGTTCTCCCGCCAGATCTACCTCATCGGCCGCTTCGACAGGCGGCAGCAACGCAAGGTGTACACCCCGCAGACCAGCATCGACGGCTACCGCGTCATCGCCCACCGCGCGTCCGCCGAGGCCGGGCACCCGCTCGGCTACGAGGACACCCTGTGGTGCGACCCCTCCGGGAAGTGGCGGGACGTGTGGCTGCCGGACGCCCCTCCGGCGGCCGCGAAGGTGACCGTGATCCGCAACGGCATGCGGTTCTCCGCGGTGGCCCGTTACTCGGAGTACGTCCAGACGGGCAAGGAGAACAAGCCGTCCGGACTGTGGGGCAAGATGCCCGCGACTATGACCGCGAAGTGCGCCGAGGCACTCGCGCTGCGCATGGCGTTCCCACACGACCTGGCCGGGGTGTACACGGCTGAGGAGATGGCGCAGGCCGACAACCCGGCGCCGGTCGCAGTTCCGGAGCGGCACCTGCGCCAGGTGCAGCAGGGCGAGACCGACCAGTGGGCCACCCCGGCGGAGACCATCCGGGCGGGCACGGCGGATGTCCCGCCGGAGTCGCTGACTCCCGCAGGGCGGGACTACCTGCACGAGGCGCACGCCGCCCCGGACGCGGCCACGGTCCGGCAGATCTGGCAGGACGCCAAGGCCGAGGGAGCACGTCCGGAGTACCTGGCGCAGATCGCCGCCGTCGGCAAGGAGAAAGCGGCGGCCGAGCAGGCGCAGGGCGACGACGCCGAGGTGGTGGAAGGCGAGGTCGTCGCCGAGACGAACACCCCGGAGACCGCCGCCGAGGCAGCCGAGCAGGAGCTGCGCACGGCCGCCACGGCAGCCGGGCTCACCGAGCTGGACGCCGAGTTCGAGCGCTCCTACGGCCTGCCCATCGCCCAGGCCGGCGCCCAGCAACTCCGCGAGATGACGGCCATCTTGACCGGCTCCGCCGCCTGACCCACCACCAGCACGGGGCCGCCCTGCCCGTCGACAGCAGGCAGGTCGGCCCCGCACCGCAAGGAGACCACAGCACATGAGCCTGAAGGACATCGCCGCCCGCGCCGCGATCCTCTCCACCCTCCACGACGCCATCGGCGACGAGCTGAAGACCGCCAAGAAAGAACTGGAGGCCGGACTGAAGACCGCGAAGGCAGAGACCGGCACCCAGAAAATCAGCGTCACCCTCGACGAAGGCCAGGACATCGGCACCGTCAGCCTCGTCCAGCCGAAGGCAGCAGCAGCAGTCACCGACCCGGAGAAGTTCACCGCGTGGGTGATCGCCAACTACGAGAGCGAGATCAAGCGGGAGTTCGTCGGGATCGTCACCTCGGTGAAGCCCGCATTCCAGAAGAAGCTCCTCGCCGAGATCACGGCGGCCGGTGTCGCTGAGTGGGCGGACAGGGAGACGGGCGTCGTCCATACCGTGCCGGGCGTCGCCTTGCAGGGCCGGGCGGCGTACACGCGGATGACCGTTCCGGATGCCGGTAAGGCCGCGATCGCCGAGGCGTGGCGTGCGGGCCGTCTCCCGGGTGCGGTGCCCCCCGCGCTCAACCCGCCGGCGGTCACGGGCGACGCGGGCGACGACGAGACCAAGCTGCGCGCCCGGATCGCCGGGCTGGAAGAGCGCGACTCCTGGCTGTCTGCGCTGGAGGCCGCGGGCGTCGACAACTGGCAGGGCATCGACGTCGCGATCGAGATGCGCAACGGCGGTGCCGAGTGACTGCCGCCGTGCAGCCCGACCTCACCGGGCACGTCGAACTCCCCTGGCACCGCGGACCACTCGCCTCATACGACTGCGAGACCAACGGACTGAACACCGCCACCGACCGCATCGTCACCGCCGCCCTCATCCGGCCGAACCGCAAGCCCCTGCGGTGGATGACGGACGCCGCCGACTTCAACATCCCCGAGGCCGCGAGCGACATCCACAAGGTGACGACCGAGCACGCCCGCGCCCACGGCCGACCTGCGAAGCAGGTCGTCGAGGAGATCGCCGACGCGCTCGCCGGTGAGCTCTCCGCCGGCCAGGCCGCGCTGGTCGTGATGAACGCCCCCTTCGACCTGCCTCTGTTGGATGCCGAGTGCACGCGGCACGGCGTGCCGTCGGTAGCGGAGCGCATCGGCCACCCGATCGGCCCGGTCATCGACCCCCTCGTCTTGGACCGGGCCGCGGAGAAGTTCCGCAGGGGCAAGCGGAATCTGGTGTCTCTCGCCGCCCACTACGGCGTCACGTTGACCGACGCCCACCAGGCGGACGCGGACGCGAAGGCCGCACTCGACGTGGCCCTCGCAATCGCCGAGAAGCATGAGCAACTCCAGGTTCCGGCCCGGGTGCTGCACGGCTGGCAAGTGCAGTGGCACGCCAAGTGGGCCGCGAACTACGAGGCGTTCCTGAAGAAGAGCGGGAAGCCGACTGCGGTGGTTGACGGTTCGTGGCCGCTGCGTCCGGTCGGGGGTGCGTCGTGATCGTGTCCCGTCGCCGACTCGAAGAACGCAACCAACGGCAGGCCGAACAGATCGACCGGCTGATCGCCGACCGGGACGCCTGGAAGAAAGACGCCGAAGCGTCCGGCCGCGCGCTCGGTCAGGTGTCCGGGGAGTTGTCCCGCGCGAAGGACGTCATCGCGCAGGTCGTCACCGCAGCCGGCCACCCCGACACGGCAGTACACGACGTCCGCGCATTCGCGGCCGCGCTCACCGAGCAGCTCGCCGCGAACCGCGTCGACATCCGCCTGGAACTCGGCCGCCTGGAAGGAACCCACCTGTGAACTGGCCCTTCGTCACCCGCCGCCGCCACGAGCGTGCCCTCACCGACCAGCGCGCCGAGACCCTCCGCGTCCAGCAGCAGCTCGACGCCGCCGAGAAATCCGCGGAAGAGCAGACGTGCCGGATGGTCCGCCTCTGCGCGGAGATCGACCGGCTCCGCGACGCCAAGCCGGACACGCCGTTGTCGCACTCGCGTCCGCTGCCCGGTGACGCAGAGGTGCGCTGTCAACTGCACCTCGCGCGCGGCGCCGTTGCCTCGATGGATGTGCAGCTTCGTGACCTTCAGTCCGTGAATGAGGCCCAGGCCCAGGAGCTCCGCGCGTACGCGGAGAAGGAGGCGGCCGCGCTGTGACGAGTCCTCTGCGTGTTCTGCGGCGTCCTGCCCGTGTCCTGCGGCAGATCGTCGCCCCCAACGGGCGGCACCGGCCGCGGCGTCCCGTGCTGCTGCTGCCTGATGAGCCGCTCGTCGAGCGGACCGTGCCGATCCCGCACGTGGTCCTCAACGAGGGCGAGCTGACGCAGTTGCTGGACGCGGATCAGGCCGTCGCGAACGAGTCCGCGCCGTGCCCGACCTGCTGCCGGACCACCCTCCACGCCATGAACCGTGACGGCTCACGCCGCTGCCGGACATGTTCCACAACCACCAAGGGGGACTGACCATGGGCTACATCACCCACGTCACTGGCGAGTTCGCCATCGAGCCGCCGCTGACCTGGCCCGAGTTCAAGGACAGCGAGTTCGTGCCACACAACATCGACTGCTCCTACGACCCGGACCTCATTCTCCGCGTCGCTGAGGAGAGCGTCGACACCGACGACGGGCCGCTGCTGCGCCGCACTGCGACTGCTCTGGTCATGCGGGAGATCGACGAGTACCGCGCGTACAACCTGCTCGATCAGGTACAGAAGGCCGTCGACTCCTTCCCCAGCCACACGTTCACCGGACGCCTGGACTGTGAGGGCGAGGAGAGCACCGACCTGTGGCGCGTCGTCATCCGCGACGGCCGCGCAGTCAAGGTCGAGCCGCGCATCGTCTGGCCCGACGAGGAGGCCGACCGTGCCTGACCTCACCGACGCCCAACTCGAAGAGCAACTCGCCGCCATCTTCAACCGGCCCCGCAAAGGCCCCGGCGCCCGCGCAGCATGCGGCACCCTCTCCGGCTACCAACGCCACTGCCGCGACGGCGAGAACGCGTGCGACGCCTGCCGGCAGGCGAACGTCGACTACAAGGCCGCACAGAACCAGCGCCCGATCACGGCGCCAAACAAGCTGAAGCCGATCACGCACGGAACGATGAAGGGCTACAAGCAGCACCGTTACCGGCGCGAGCAGGCGTGCGAGGCGTGTCTCAAGGCGGTCCGTGAGGACAACGCTGTGCGGTATATGGCGCGGAAGGGCGGCGCCCGGTGACTGCCCTGTTCGAACTCGCCCCGCAGGTTCCGGCCGCACCCGCGGCGGCCGGGCCCCGGCCCCTGATAGTCGTGGCACTCGATGTCAGCCTCACCTGCACCGGCGTCGCCGGAGTCGGCTGGACCGACCGCATCCGCACCAAACTCCGCGGCGACGAACGCCTCGCCTACCTCGAAACCGAGATCGCCTCCTTCATCCGCTCCGCAGACCTCGTCGCGATGGAGGGCCCCTCGTACGGGCACTCCGGACCCCGCTTCCACGAAGACCTCGCCGGACTCCGCGTCCTCGTCCGCCGCTACTGCCACCACCACCAGATCCCCTACGCCCTCGTCCCGCCGTCGAACCTGAAGCTCTACACGACCGGCCGTGGCAACGCGGCGAAGGGCGAGGTGCGTTCGGCGGTCGCCGACCGGTACGGCATCCACACGGAGGGCGTGGGCCGGTACGACATGGCGGACGCCTACGGTGCGCTCGCTGCTGCGTCTGAGTGGCTGGGCCAGTCGCTGGCTGATGTGCCGGAGCGGAACCGGAAGGCGCTGGCTGGCTGCCAGTGGCCGGAGCGCGAGCAGGTGATCGCGCGGTGAGTACCAGTCAGGCCCTCGTCATCACCGTGGCCGCCACCCTCGGCGCCCTCGCATGCGCCTGGCAGGCCATCCGCGCCTGGCGCGCCGAACAGACCACCGCCGAGGACGACGGACCCACCCGCGGTCTCGCCCTCGACGACACCGCGCACGGCATTGATGCGGGCTGGCAGGACGAGTGCGAACTCATCTGGGCCACACCCGACCCCGCCGGCTTCGAACGGCTCCGCAACGCCATCCACGAACACCGCGAGCAGGAGGGCGAAGCGTGACCCACCACACTGGCGCCGTCCCCGACACCGAGCCCGCAGGCCAGTGGATGAAAGAAGGCGCCTGCCGCGAAGACCCCGACCGCATGTTCCCCGGCACCCTCGCCGCTGAGATCGAGTACGCGAAGCGCTTCTGCGACCGCTGCCCCGTCATCCAGCAGTGCGGGGAGTGGGCGCTGGCCACCCGCGAGCCGTTCGGTGTGTGGGGCGGCATGTCCGAGGCGCAACGCCGCAACCTGCTCCGCCAACGCGGACGAGGCAAAGGCAGGGGCCCGAAGCAGGCCGCCCCTGTGAAGACACCCCGGAAACCCGCGGAGTGCGGCAGCCGGGGCGGCTACCAGAAGCACCTCCGCGACAAGACGGAGATCTGCGCGCCGTGCCGCCGCGCGAACACGGACGCGGACAACCGGCTCCGCCGCACCGGCACCACCAAGGCCCTGGTGTGAGCGGGGAGCCCGCGGGCCGGGACCCGCCGCCGCTCCTCGACTGGCGCGACGCAAGCCACTGGTCATGGACGGAGAAGCCGTGCCGGTACTGCCAGCGGCCGACGAACCTCCGCGACTCGAAGCGGTCTCCAGCGCATAAGTCGTGCGCAGAAGACGCCATCGCCGCTCGGGCTGCGGAAGCCGCGGAGGCGTACGAGAACGAACACCTCGCCTGACCGCCCACACAAGAACGCCCCGGCCGGGCAAATCGGCCGGGGCACCCCGCCAAGGAGACCACGCGTGAACTCGTTCCACCACGCACAATCCAGCGCCCGCAAGTGGGGCGGTGAGCCCGAGCTGTACCTGCCGATCCACCAGTTCCTCGACAGCTCGAAGCGCCTGATCGGCGACGTCCGCCACCGCTCCCTCTACCACCACACCGAAGGCGTTTTCCTCTCCGAGCGGATCTTCGGCGTCACCCTCGACGTCCCCAAGACCCGCAACACCGTCCGGGTCCCGGTCCGGCTGATCGCCGAGCAGCACGTCCTCGAAGACCTCGGCTGGCTGCCCAGCCCCGCGGACTACATCGACGGCATGCCCATCCGCCCGTGGATGTCCGGCAGCCAGCGCAAGACCGTCCCGCTCTCCCACCTCCTCCTCAACCAGCCCACCGGAGCGACGAAGTGACCGACCAGACCACCAACTTCCTCGGCATCCCCGTTAACGGCGACATCACCCGAGGCTCCGACCGCGTCGAGCAGAAGCCGATCGAGGAGCTCCAGCCGATCCTCCAAGCCGTCCTCAACGACCCCACCGTCGTCGAGTTCGGATGGCGGCAGTACACCCCGTACTTCAACGACGGCGAACCCTGCGAGTTCGGAGTGAACGGGCTGTGGGTGCGCACCGAGACGGATCGAGACGTCGAGGACCAATACGACCTGGAAGTCGAGTACAGCCACCCCAGCCTCGGCGAGATGACCGGCGGCGAGTGGGTCAACGACCCCGACCGGCCCGGCCGCCGCAAGAAGGTCGGCGACCGGTACGAGGGCCCGGACCAGGCCCGGTACGAGCGGTGCCACGCGCTCGACGGGGCAATCCAGGGCGGTGCGTTCGAACACGTCCTCCTCAACGCGTTCGGCGACCACGCCAACATCACCGTCCGCCGTGACGGCATCGAGGTCGAGTTCTACGAGCACGACTGACCCTCCGACCGGCGGTCGGCCGCGCCCCTACGCACCGGCCGCCACCCGGGCCTCGCGACCCCTCCCCCCAGCGCGAGGCCCGGGACCCCTCAGCCCAGCACGAAGAAAGGCACCACCCATGGAGAAACGCCCCTACACAAAAGGCGCCGAACGCGTACGAGTCCGCCTTCAAGCCGCGGAGTTGTACGCGCAAGGCGCCACCATCCGATCCGTCGCCGACCAACTCGGCCGCTCATACGGCGGAACGCGTGCACTGCTGCTGGAGGCCGGCGTGACGCTGCGGGCACCCGGCGGCGGCATCCGGAAGGCAGGCGCCTGATGACCGCCCTCAACGACCTCATCCCCGCCGCCGACCTCACGGCCGCGATCGACGACGGCCACATCTCCCGCCGACAGCACCCCACCCTGCCGCTCTCCATCCTCACGTACACCAGGAAGTGTCAGTACGAGCGCGCCTGGACCCCGGCCACCCTCCGCTGCCGCGGCCTCATCGCCGACGACAACACCGGCGACATCGTGGCGTGGCCGTTCCTGAAGTTCTTCAACGTCGGCGAGCACGACCACGGCAACGACTACGCGCCGCCGCTCCCCGACGGCGAGCCGTTCGAGGTGTACGACAAGGTCGACGGCAGCCTCGGCATCGTCTTCTGGCACTCCGGCCGCTGGCACGCCGCCTCCAAGGGCTCGTTCACCAGCGAGCAAGCCATGTGGGCGCAGGCCTGGATCTCCACCAGCACCACGACGCGACTCATCCCCGGCGTCACCTACCTCGCCGAGATCATCTACCCAGAGAACCGGATCGTCGTCGACTACGGCGACCGCCGAGACCTCGTACTCCTCGGCGCGTTCGACGCTTACGGCCGCGAGATCCGCCTGTCCTACGCAGCCGACGACTGGGAGCCGGTCGGATCCGTAGTCCGCACCTGGCCCGCCCTCCCGCTCCCTGAACTCCTCAAGCTCGCCGAAGCCAACACTCGACCCGACGGCACCCCGACGTCTGGCATCTCCACCGAGGGCTACGTCATCCGCTACGCCAACGGGCTCCGCGCGAAGGCCAAGCTCGCCGAGTACGTCCGCCTCCATAAAGTCCTCACCGGCATCACCGAGAGGGACATCTGGCGCATGGCCGGCATGCAGCGCTACGCCGACCAGCCACCCAAGCTCGTCGCCAAAGCCCTCGGCTGCCCGGTCGGCGAGATCAGCGCCCTCCAGCAGGGCGCAGCATCACCGCTCGACGCGCTCCTCGACGCCGTCCCCGACGAGTTCGACCAGTGGGTCAAGTCCGTCATCGCCCGTCTGGAGTTCCAGGCCCGGACCCTCAACGCGCGCGTCGTGAGCGAGTACGCGGCGATCTCCCACCTCGGCGCTGACCGTGGGGTCTTCGCCCGCGCCGTCCAGCGCATCGACGACCAGGCCGTCCGCGCCTGCATGTTCCTCATGCTCGACGGCCGGTCGACGGACCTGCATCTGTGGCGGGCGATCCGGCCGGAGACTGCCACGCCGTACGTCGCCGACGACGAGGCCTGACCGCAGCACGAAGCCCCGCACCAGCGCGGTGCGGGCCCACATGTCCAGAACCAACCAGGAAGGCACACCGCATGACCCTTCACATCGACGCCGACGTCAAGTTCGACTCCAAGGTCCTCACCGACGTCGCCGAAGCCCTCGAACCCCACTCCGAGGAGATGTTCAAGCAGCGCCGCGGACGGTGGATGGCCGTCGTCGAGCTCTCCCACGTCGAACGCAGCGAACCCGGCCCGGACGAGGAGAAAAACCCCACCGTCAAACTCCGCGTCACCAGCATCGAGGTGGCGGCCGACGAGATCAGCGGCGGCCGACTCCGTGGTGTTCAGCGGGAGATGTACGACCGCAGGACCAGCGGCGGAACCCTCTTCGAGGGCGACGAGGCCCAGAGCGCGTGAAGCCTCCTGCCGCGACACGTGGAGCGTCGCGCCGGTCATGTGACCGGTGCGGCGCCCCCGTGCTGCGGCAGGAAGTCGGACACCGCGCCGCACTGAAAGTCACCGCGGACGCCGAACCCATACCGCTCACCGAGGCACTCGCGATGCGGGAGCCGAACCGGCTCGTCTGGTGCCTCGCACAGATGCACAGCGGCAGGTCCGAACTGCGGTGGCGCTGCCGCCACGACTGCAAGCACGGACACGTGATCGAGCACCGGTGCCCGTCCGAGGTGTCGGAGTTCGGACGCCGGCCGGAAGGAACGCTGTGGTGACGCTACTTCTCCAGGGACTCCAGACGGGCCCGGTCGCGAAGGGCCTGCTCGTAGAAGTCGGGCGGCACAACCACTGCCACCCGTTTCCCGCGCTCCGTGAAAGCGCCGGCGCGCCCTCCCCAACTGACCTCACGGATGAAAGGGGTCAGCGCGGCGCGGGCGTCGGTCATCGACACCTCGGCAACGCCGTCGTCAGCGATCTCAATCCGCGGGTCCGCAGCCATGGCCAGAGTGTAAGTCATAACCAACCTTACCAATATTTCCAATCTTTAAGAAATGGTGAGACAATGGGGGCCGGTGGGACACCAGTCGAGCCGCCCTGACCTGCGGATTTCCCTCCGCCCTGAGCCCGCCATCCCTGCACCAAGGAGCCTGCACGTGGACAACGTCCGCCAGATGACCCGCGACTCGGCGGACGAGGACGGCCTCAACCGGAATCCGCCGGGCAACATCGAAGCCGAACGCGCCCTCCTCGCCCGGTGCATCCACCACGCCGACGAGTACGCCGAAGCCGCCGAGATCATCACCAGCGACGACTTCACGCAACCGGCCTACCGCCTCCTCTGGGACGTCATCGGCCACCAGGTCGCCGAGCGCAAGCCCACCGATCCCATCACCCTGCGCGCCGAAATCGAGAAGCTCGGCCAGCTCCGGCAGGTCAACAACGGCACCCTCATCTGGGAAATCTCAGGTGAGGGCGGCATCAACTCCGCTGAGTACTACGCCCGACTCGTCCACGAGAAGACGCGCCTGAGGGAGATCGACAACCTCGCGGTCCGACTCCGCTCCGGCGTCCTCAACGGCGGTGCGATCGACGAGCTCGAAGAGCAGATCACCGGCTTCGTCCAGCAGCGCACCGCGGCCCACGCCTCCGGCACCTCCCGCTTCGTGCCCGGCGGATCGTTCATCCTCGACCGGCCCGACACCGTCCCCGCAGTCTGGGGCGAAGGCGACCAGATCCTGTGGGCCGAAGGCGAAGCGCTCATCATCGCCGGACCCCCCGGAGTCGGGAAGACCACCGTCGGCCAGCAGGTCCTCCTCGCCGCAATCGGCGTCCGCTCCCACGCCCTCGGCCTCGCCGTCCGCCCCGCGAAACGCGTCCTCTACCTCGCCTCCGACCGCCCCCAGCAGGCCGCCCGGTCCATGGCCCGCATGGTCACCGACGAGCACCGCGACCTCCTCAACCAGCACCTCACCTTCTGGCCCGGCCCCCCGCCCAAGGACTTCATCAAGGACCCCGGCATCCTCCTGCGCCTGTGCAAGCAGGCCGACGCCGACATGGTGTGCCTCGACTCCCTGAAGGACATGGCCGGCGAACTCTCCTCCGAGGAAGGCGGCCAGGCCATCAACTCCGCGGTCCAGCGCACCCTCGTCGAGGGCATCGAGGTCCTGGCCCTGCACCACCACCGCAAGCAGGGCGGCGGCAAGGACTCCGGCCGCGAACCCACCAGCCTCGACGAGCTGTACGGCTCCACATGGATCACCGCGGGCGCCGGGTCCGTCGTCTCCCTGTGGGGCGCGGCGGGTGACCCGATCGTCTCGTTCAAGCACCTCAAGCAGCCGTCCGCCGAGTGCGGCCCGTGGCGCCTGAAGCACGACCACCCCGCCGGCGTCACGGAGATCTGGCACGAGGTCGACGTCCTCGACATCCTCGCGCACGCCCGGGGGCCTCTGACGGCTCAGCAACTGGCCTGCCAGATCTACTCGCCGGACAAGGGCAAGCCGTCCGCGTCCGAGGTCGAGAAGGCGCGTCGCAGGCTCGACCAGCTCGTTGAGAAAGGGCTCGCCCACAAGATCGCGAACGGTGGCGGGCGAGGGAGCCAGGCCGGTTATGTCGCCGCGTTCTCGTCCACCGGCGAACTTCCGGAAGCGGGCTGACGACATGCCACGAATTAACTCACGCGAATACTCACGATGCTCACGCGAACGCTGCAAAGAAACTCACGCGGAAACTCACGCACTTCACGTAGTCGCCGTTTGTGCAGGTCAGAAACTCACGCAGAAACTCACGCTGCTCACGGTTACGGAGAGTACAAACTCACGCGCAAACTTCACGCAGAAACTCACGCTGCTCACGTTTTTGACAAAACCGCAGGTCAAAAACTCACGCGAAACTCACGCCACTTACTCACGGACCCCCCTCTCTAAAGAGAGGGAGGGGGGTCCGACCCCGTGCAAACACCCCACCTGCCCCATGAGCAACCCAGGACCCGCCGTGAACCAGACCGTCAGCCTCTACCGCTTCTACGACTCCACCGGCCAGCTCCTCTACATCGGCATCACCAACCGCATCCCCCGCCGACTCGACCAGCACAGCGACGACAAGCCCTGGTACCTCCACGTCGCCCGCATCGCGGTCGAGCACCACCCAGACCGGCACGCCGCCCTCCGCGCCGAGAAGAACGCCATCAAGGCCGAGCGGCCGAAGCACAACATCCAGCACAACCGAGCCGCCTACCGGACCAAGGTCCAAGACGGCGCCGGCCGCTGGACCTTCCGCACTCGCCTCACCGGAAGCGAGCACCGCAGCGACCTCGTCCTGTACCCCGAGCTCGACTGCTCCGCGATGGTCGACGACGTCTGGGAGCTCGACGGGCAGGGCCAGTTCGAGGAGTACGTCCAGTATCTGGAGCGCGGCCACACCGAGTGGCTGGAGGCCGACGCCGTCCCCATCGTTTGGTCCGTCCACGACTGCGGGACCAACGGCATATTCGAGGCCGCCCCCTTCACCGCGTGGGGAGACAGCGTCGGGTGGGGCAACTTCCTCGCCCACTACACGTGGCCCGTCGACGCGATCAACGGCGAGCCCCTCGACTGGTACGCGCTGCCCGTCGTCAACGACCGGTTCCCCGAGTTCGCCAAAGCCCTTGCCTGGACGCCGTCGCCACTCCAGCCGACGTGCCCCCTCGCGAGCATCGTCCGCAGCCGCAACGGCCAGTACGCGGCTCCTATGCCGGCGCACCGTCTGGGAGCTCGGTCATGACCGACACCTGCCCCAACTGCTGCCGCCGCGGTGTCGCGCCCCGCGCCGAACGATCCGACGGCCACCAACTCCGCTCCGCCTACCGCTGCCCCGACTGCGGCCACGCATGGATCACCAACCGCCTCCACGCCGCCTACCGCCAAGCCGCCTAACCCCCAAACGATCACCACCGCGCGAGGAGCCCCCATGCCCACCACACCCCAAACCCACAACCAGCCCCGCATCCACACCCCCGACCGGCCCAACGACGACGGCTCCACCACCATCAAGCTGAAGCGCGCCTGCAACGGCTGCGGCCAGCACCTCGGCGACGTCGACGACCGGGACATCACCGACCACGGCGGCCTCACCGACGTCCGCCGGGAGTGCGACCACTGCGCGCCGCTCGTCGCCCTGGAGGCTGCGGGCTGCAAGACGTGGCGGCTCACCGAGCGCAGTTACCCGCGCGTCGACTGGGAGCTCGACCGGCTCGACGTGTTCGCGAAGCAGTACACCGAGTGCGACGAGATCGACGGCCGCATCGTCACCGTCGGCATGCGCATCGGCGTCAAGCCCGGCCATGTCGTCGCCTACTTCGGCGACTGGATCGTCCGCCACCCCGACGGCCGCTGGTCAGTCCACGCCGCGCCTGCCGCCGGGGAGGCGCAGCGATGAGCACCACACCCACCGAAGGCCGCTGCGCTCACTGCCAGCAGCCCCGCGTCGTCTTCCCCGCCAAACCCGAATGGGGCCGCGTCCCCGACCCGCTGTGCACCACGGACTGGCAACTGTTCGCCGAAGCCCGCGCGAACAACACCTTCGTCGACTGGACCGACGCCTTCGACAACGGCAGTGACGACCAACTCGCCGCCGGATTCGGAGGATCACAGTGACCAGCACCGACCCGGCACCCCGCGAGTTCCTGTACGAGCTGTGGGACGCCAACTGGGACGACGGCCCCCTCGGCAACTGGCAGATCCACCGCCACCCCATCACCCGGAAGACCGCCAAGCGGATCTACATCACCTTCCGAGGCAGGACCGCGTTCGTCGACCGCCAGCGGATCGAGGCCGACGGCGAAATCTTCTACCGGCCCGCCGCGCGAATCCTGTACCTGACCGAGCCGGACATCCCGCACCAGCCCAAGCCGCCGTCGCTGCCCGAGCTGCGGAAGGCGATGGCCGCCGCGCACCCGGACCGCGGCGGCAGCGACGAGGCGTTCATCGCGGCCCGCCAGCGCTACGAGAGGGCCCGCGCCGCCACCCCCGTCTGATCGTCCGCCCCCGCACACCCACACCGGAGGAACACCGTGACCACCCGCCACTTCACCCGCGAGCAGCTCGAAGAGATCGGCGTCCCATTCGAACTCGGCGGCAACGACGACTGCGCCACCGAACTGGCCGACGAACTCATCGGCACGGAACGCTGGACCAGCGTCCACCGGCTCGTCTTCCGCGCCCCGGACACCGGCGACGCCTACGAGGTCCACTACGAGGTCGGCTCCACCGAGCACCAGGACGGCATCGATCCGTGGCACCGGCACGGCAAGACGATCCCGGCCGTCGAGGTGGAGCATCGGCCCGTGGTCGTCCAGCAGTGGCGCCCCGTCGACGCGCCCGCCGATCCCGGTCTCGACACCGTGTTGCCCGCGTGGGAGGCCATGTACGAGCCCGGCAACGTGAGCGACTACCTGATCGGCTACGCCAACTCGGAGGCCGCAGCGAAGGGTGCCGCTGAGGCGTGGCTGCGGTCGCAGAAGGACGAGGTCGGCCGTCTGGAGTGGGTGCCGCAAAACCCGCTCGACGGCTACGACACCGAGTTCGAGTTGGTCGAGCGCCACGACGACGGCATCGACACCGGACCCGGCATCACCGTCCGACACCGCACCCAGCCGACCACCCCCGCCTGACATCCGGTTCCGTCCGGCCCGCACACACCCAGGAGCAGCACGTGAAGTCGCCCGTCCCTTACTTCGGATCAAAGCAGCGCATCTCCCCATGGATTGCGTCGCTGCTGCCCGCCCACGACCACTACGTCGAACCCTTCGCCGGAGGACTCTCCGTCCTCCTCGCGAAGCGGCCCGCCACGATGGAGACCGTCTCCGATCTCGACTCCGAGCTGATGACGTTCTGGCGGATCCTCCGCGACCGGTCGGCCGAGCTGATCCGCGCCTGCATGCTCACCCCGCACTCCCGCGCCGAACTCTCGGCGACCTGGGACCCCACGGACGATGACCTCGAGCTGGCCCGCCGCATCTGGTGCCGCCTCGCCCAAGGGCGTTCCGGGACGCTGCGGAACACCGGCTGGCGGCACTACATCGACCCGGCCGGATCGTCCACGTCGATGCCCGGCTACCTCGAGGCCTACGTCGCCCGGCTCGCTGCCGCCGCGGAACGCCTTCACGGGGTGTCGCTCGAGAACCTCCCCGCCCTCGACCTCATCGGCAAATACGGCAAGCAGCCCAAGGTGCTGCTGTACGTCGACCCGCCGTACCTGGCCTCGACCCGCGGGTGGGGCAACAACTACCGCTGCGAGATGAAGACCGAGACGGAGCATCGGGAGCTTGCGGCCGCGCTCGATGCCTGCTCCGCCACGGTCGTGCTGTCCGGCTACGACAGTCCGCTGTACCTCGAGCTGTACGGCGACTGGCACCGGTACGAGACCTCGTCGATGACCGGCAACGCGAAGGCCGACAAGGCGCGCACCGAAGTCCTGTGGGCGAACCGCGAACTCGGCGACCAGTTCGACCTCTTCAGCGAGCAGCCCGCGTGACCACGCATGAGACCGGCAGCCCCGCGTTCGACCCGCGGGGCTGCCGGCCCGCCCGAATCCCATCACGAACCCAGGAGCCACACCGTGACCGAGACACCCGCCCGCTTCCGTAAGCGCCCCGTCGAGATCGACGCCCACCAGTGGCACCAGAACGGCGACCACCCCGAGGACGGCCCCGCCGACCGAGAGGGCACGGTCGTGCGCTACTTCCGGCGACCCGAACCCGAGTACGACGGCCAGACGGTGCACGATCTGTGCGGCCGGATCTGGCACGACCACGGATGGATCGACACACTCGAAGGCGGCCACACCGTCTGCCCTGGCGACTGGATCGTGACCGGAGTCCACGGCGAGCGCTACCCAGTCAAGCCCGACATCTTCGCCGCGACCTACGAGCCCGCCGCCTCGTCTGCCGGGCCTGCGCCTGCCACAGACCGGGCCGCGCTGCTCGGTGCCGCTGAGGGCGAAATCGCTCGGCAGGCCGCAGGCATCGACGGCACAGCAGGAGACGCACAGGACATCGCGCACGACTTCGTCATCGACGAGCCCACTGGCGGATGCCTGCTCTGCGGGCTATCCCGCAGCTACCGCAAGCACGAGGAGCCACGGTGAACCCCGGCTACGCGCTCGGCGTCGGCATCGTCTGCGCCCCGTTCGTCTCCGCCATCCTGTACGCCCTCCGCTGGGCAGGCCGCGCCCTCTACCACACCGCACGCACCCGGAGCAGCCGATGACCGCCCGCATCACCCTCCACTGCGACACCAAACGCCAGTCCGGCACCTGCATCAGCCAACTCATCACCGACGCCCGCACCGTCGGAGCAACCAGAGCCGTAGCCGACGCCCAGGGCTGGAGCACCAGCACCGACGGCCGCGACGACTACTGCCCCAACTGCTCCGGCAACAACAACGCCCAGCCCGGCACCACCGTCATCTACCTGTACCCCAGCAGCGAGCAGCCGGATGGCGGTGAGCAGCCGTGAGCGACCTGCCCGCCCTCGACTGGGCGTGCGAACCCGACTGGGACGACGACGAAGACGACATCCGCCTCCCGCCAGACCTCCGCGGCCAACACATCACCGCCGCACAGTTCTTCACCCTCACCGACATCCAACCCGCCGGGAGCTACCTGTGACCACACCCGCCCAGGAATTGCACACCGCAGCCGACGAAATGCGCCGCTGGCCCGGACCCGCAGCCGAACCCCTCGCCCAACTCCTCGACGCCCTCACCGACCTGGCCCGCGAATACCCGCAACTCGCCCACGACCACAACCGCCCGGCCTGCGACGACTACGCATGCGACGTCATGGGCCGCGCCATCACCCTCGCCCGCGCGATCAACGCCGGAGGCCAGCCGTGACACGCGCGGCCACCCACGGCCCGCACAGCCCCGCGAAGGAGCAACCCATGCCCAACTGGAGAACCCGATGACCGACACCGCCCGCCAGCGCCTCCTCAAAGCCCTCACTGACGACCGCTGCTTCTGCGGCGCCACCGACGCCTGCCCACCCCCCGAGCAGTACATCGACAACTTCGCCCACCAACTCGCCGAGCAGCAGCGCAACCACTTCGGCGTCGGTGACGCACCAGCAGTGAGGGCGCACTGCGACCCCGACTGCGACTTCTGCCAGGGCGTGACCAGCGCCGCCGACCTGATCGACCCCGAGGCCAAGCCGTGACCGGCCGTCTGTGCGGCCTCCCGCACTACGACTACCCCGAATCCACCTGCACCCAGCCCGCCGGCCACACCGGCCCGCACGCCGCGCCGCTCATCATCAACGGCCGCGAGTGCGGAGCCGTCGCCTGGGACGAACCCGACAGCGACAAGCCAAGGAGCAGCGCCGCATGAGCGAGCCCCGCCCGACCGCGTCCACGATCAACGACGCCCAACTCGACGACCTGTACGAGCGGCTCGACCAGGCCGAGACCGAACTCCGCCGCTACGCCGAAGCCGAGTCAGCCGACGCCGCAGCCGGCTCCTACGCCGGGCGCGCCGAACACGCCGAGGCTGCCATCGAACGCGTGCGTGAGTGGGCCGACTACCACGCCAACCAGTGCGAGGGCTGGTGCTGCGACCACGCACCCAAGCTCCTCGCCGCCCTCGACGAACCCACGAAGGACTGACCCATGCCCGACCAGCCGGAGGAGCAGCCTTGAACATCGCCCGCCGCTACGGGGCCAGCCCCGCCGAGCGCTGCACCGGACAGAGCAGTTGCCCGGACGTCCTCGCCCTCGATAACGGCGACTACCTCATCATCGGCAAGGTGCCTGGCGTACCGAACATCAGCGCCCGCGAACTCGCCCAGTACGGTGCGGGCATCGGCGACGACGAACAGGCCGTCATCGTGCCCCGCGATGTCGTACTCGCCGCCGCCCGCGACATCACCGAGGGGACCCTGTGACCGAGGCCGAGAAGCTGCAAGCGCGCTGGCTGAAGAAGTACGCCAGCCAGTCGAACGCCCACCGTGTCGTGCTCCTCACGCCGCTCCCCGCCCGCGTCCGCATGCGGCTGGCCGTACACCACCGGATCAACTGGGTCGGTTTCTGGCTCGTCGAGCGCCGCCGCTTCCGTGCCGCAGAGTTGCTGTGGCGGGCCTGCCGAATGTGGTGAGACGGGCCAGGCCCGGGCGGCGTCCGTGGCATCCTGAACCCGGGGCGGCAACGATCTCGGGGAGACTCCCCGAACACCCGGCGGTGACGGCCGCCGCCCCTTCTGGTGCGCCTCTTCTCGGGTGCCCAGCGGCGATGGTGCGAGACACGCGATCGCCACCACCGGGCGCCTGCTCCCCCAGAGCGGGCGCCCGCTGTCGTACCCGGCGGATACGATCGTGGTGCTGCCCGGCCGACCCTGCTGACTCACGCCGGGCAGAGCTGCTGCTCGATGGACAGCGCCGCGAGCGTGCTGAAGCCCCCGACCATTTCCCGGCCGGGGGCTTCAGCATGTGCGGCTACCGGGTTGGCGCCCACTCGTCGCGGTAGCCGTCACGATCGGCGTACACCGACGCGAGCCCCCGCCACGTCAGGCAGTACCCGAAGCCGTTCACCTCGGGGCTGTCGGGTTCGGTGTGGCAGTTGCCGCAGCCGAACGGGTAGTACGGGCCGCCGATCTCCTCGCCGTTGATGACGGTTGGCTCGACGTCACGAGGGACGATCGGATGATCGTCGAGCAGCCTCCGCTTCGCGTCGGTCTCGCGCAGGACACGCGCCGGATCCCACTCCGCGACATGCTGCCCCACGCCGTCGGCGTCGGCGTTCTCCGGGGTTACCACCACGACGCCGTCATCGCAGTAGTCCACGACGGTGTACCGCTCGTAACTCGCCCGAGGCGGACTCGCAGTCCACACGTCCGAGTGCTCGTCCCAGCACGCCGCCCGAGCGATCCGTACGTCCTCGTCGAACTGTGCGCGCAACCACTGCGCCAGGTCATCCACGTCGTACCCTCCACGTTTCCCGCAGTCGCTGCCAGGCGCGTCGTCTCCGCTCCAGTTGCACTGTCCGTCGTGTTCCCTGGCGTGCCATCGCAAAGTACGTTTCGCTGTCCAGCTCGCCGCGCATCCACGCACGACCAGCAGCCGTCATAGCGTCGTCGGCCACCGCGATCACCCCTCCAGGTCGTTGCGGTCCAGGCTGAAGAGCAGCACCGAGACGTGGCCCTCAACGCCCGCCTGCTCGCGCACGTGGTTGTAGACGTCCCGGTACAGATCCTGACGCGTCGCGCCCTCCCGTGCCGTGATCGTCCCCTCGGCCGAAGCCACAGCAATGCTCCCCGCGGGCTGCCCGTGTTGGTGCTGGATCGTCATCACGTAGTGGTACTCACGCCCGCTCACGGCTGGCTCTTCGGGCCATCGTCGGTGGAGCCCCGGAAGTCGACGTCCGGCAGGATGCTCTGCGGCTTGAAGGTCTTCCGGTAGTGGTAGGCGGACGCCTTGATCGGCTCGCCCTGCTCGACGAAGTACGAGACGTTATCGGACAGGCCGAGGAACTCCTTGACGTACTCGTTCTTTCCGGTCTTGCAGATCACTTCGAGCTGGCGCGGCTCGGCCTTGATGGAACAGGCGCCCTTGATCTCCAGCAGGTACGTGTCGGTGATGCCGTTGAAGAACACGATCCGGCGGTTGACCTCGAAGTTGTCGGCCGCCTTGGACACGTTCTCCGACGCTACGTCGGCGTCGTCGTCCGTACAGGCGGTCGCTCCGAACATCAGGGCGCCCACCGCGGCGATGGACAGGACGGTCTTCGTGCGCTTCTGCACGGATTCTCCTCGGGTTAGGGATGGTGGGGCGGGCTGCTTCGGCCGGGCGGTCTTCTACACCGCTCGGCCTTCTCTCATTCCTCAGCGGGCTTCTTTCGGGACTTCGTGCCCCATCCGCTGCCATGGCCGCGCTCGATGTTCTGGACGACTCCGAGCGGCAACTTCAGGCGCTCGGCGATCTGCCGGTACGGCACCTTGTCGGCGCGCATGACCTCGATCGCCTGCCGCTGTAGCTCGCGCAGTTGAGGCGCGCGCTCCTTGTAGTCGGCCAGGACCTCGCTGATCGCCACGGCGCGCTCGATCGGGTCTTCGATCGCCTCGACTTGCTTAAGGGCATCGACCACCTGTTGCGCCTCCCTGGTGATGTCGTCGGCCATTCCCGTCCTCTCGTGGGGCGGGCCGCTTGCCTCAGTGTATGCCATGGCATACATTCGGAGGTAGCAGCCCACGCTGCTAACGCACAAAGCCCCCGGCCCGGCGCTCGAACGCCATATGGGCCGGGGGCGGACCCACCCGCAACCGTGACGAAGGAGCAGGTCCGCGTGAAGCGTAACGACCAGCCCACCCCACAGCCCACCCCCGAGCACCAGCGGCCCGGCGGCGACCTCCCGCAACGCCTCCCGGTCCCCGCACCCCGCCCCCATCCGGAAGACAGCCTCCCGCGTCGCTCCCCCGGAGGCTCCCTGTGAGCAACATCCGTGACGACGCCAACGCCGCCTGGCACCTCACCCAACAACGCGTCGCCGCAGCCAAAGCAGCCGCCGAAGCCGCAGAGGCCGCACGCAAGGCCGCCGCCCAAGCAGCAGCCCGACGCTAAACCCCCACAGCCGCCGCCCCCTCGCAATACCCCCACGCGAGGGGGCGGCCTCCCACAGCCACCCACCGCACGAGACCGCCAGGAGAGCCGCACACGTGTTCTGGAAGACCAGGCAGCATCCGCAAGAGGACGCGCAGACGAGCAAGCAGCCCCAGGCCCGCAACATCGGCGACTACACGTTCGACTACAACTACGCATCAGGGATCGTCAACCAGGCCATCGCCCGGCCCGGGGTGCACGTCGACGGCCGAATCACGGAGCTTGTCAGCCAGATCAGCGACGCAGCCCGGAACCTGGACCCCGCGATCTTCAACCACGTGAACGCGCTGTGCGGCTACGCGATCGGCGCCGGCAACGCTGCTATGGCGAGAGCGGCGGAGGACGCGCGGCAGGTCGTCTTCTTTGGCCACCAGTCAGACCCAAAACACCGCCACATCCGCGACGAGGCCCCAACTCAGCCCCAGTATTCGCCGCCTCAAAGCGCGCCAGTCCAGCGCACGGCGCCCAAGGCCCAGCGACAGACGCACGTGTACGTGATCAAGTCGAGCAACTCGAAGCTGGTCAAGATCGGGTACGCCGTGAAGCCAGAACAACGCGCCCGAGAACTTCAGACCGGAAGCCCCGGCAAGCTCACCGTCGCATGGTCACTCCCGGGACACGAACAGCTTGAACGAGAGCTGCATCGCCGGTTCGCCGACTACCGCAAGAACGGCGAGTGGTTCGACCTCACCCAGCTCGGCGACGCCGTGACCGTCGTCCGCGAAGAAGTCGACCGGATCCGCAAGGAAGCCGCCGACAAGGGCGCCACCGCCCGCTACTTCTACGACGCCTAGGAGCGCCGCCATGACCAGCCCCAGTCGACAGCCGGCCACTGAGCGCCGCCTCACGACTCTCACCCCGATCGCCCTGGTCTTCACCGCGGTGTCGCTGTGCTGGACTGGCTGGTCCATCACCGACCTCATCGAGTCCGGCGCCTGGGGCATCCTCGCCGCCGTGTCCGTCGACGGTCTATGGGGAGTCGTCCAGTACCTCTCCTACAAGCGGATCGGCGGCCGCGTCATCGAGGTCGTGGAATGGGTGACGCTCGTCGTCGCCTGCGCCCTCCTCGCCTGGCACGGATGGACCATCACCCCGGCTGCCGCGTTCGCCGGCGCGCTCCCCCCGATCGTCGCCAAAATCTCGTGGGTCGGTGACATTCGGCTCCGGCTCCTCCGCTCTTACGATCCGACCGCGCTGACCGTGGAGCAGGAAGCCGAGATCAACGACGTGATCCGCGACAGCGAGTACCAGGCCCGCCTGAAGGCCGCGCAGATCGAGCGTGAGGCTGCGGAGGACATCGCCGCGATCCGGGCCAAGGGCAAGGTCGACATGGAACGCCTTGAGGTCGACTTCGAGGTGGGCATCAAGGAGATCACCACACGGGCCGACCTGAAGCGGCGCACCCCGGTCACGGTCGACGATCCGGCCGCCGAGCGCGCCGAACCCGAACCCGGTCCGGTGGTCGCCGCGCTCACCGAACAGTTCGCGAGCCTGCGGTCCGTCCTCGGCGAACTCGCTCGCGATCGCACCGCCGAACTCGCACCGAACCCGCTGGTCAACACGGCGAATCAGATTCGCGAACCCGTCGCGAGCGTGGCCGATCTCGCTCGCGATTTCGTCGGGAAGATGAGCGACAACAAGCACGTAACAGAGGCGATCATGCGGGTCCGTCCGGAAGCCAACCGGGACTCCGTCGCCGCCGCCGTCCGTAAGGCGCGCAAGACGGCAGAAGGGCCGTACCTGTGAACAAGCCGACGCTCCTCCTCGTGTCCGCGGCCGGCCTGCTCGCCGCGGTCGTCGCCGTCTCCTGGTTCCCCGCGAGCCCCGTGCTTGCTGCCGTCGTCGGGTACACGGCGGTGGTCGGCTCCCTCGCCCACGC